CAGCATCTGAAAGAGACTCATTAATAGAGGTAGATTCTACAAGCCCAGTAACAATAACAATCCCAACTAACTCAGCAGTTGCTTATCCAATTGGAACAACTCTAGATATACTTGGTACAAATACTGGCTTAATTACAATTGCAGGAGATACTGGGGTAACTGTAAATGCTACTCCTGGATTAAAATTACGTACTCAATGGTCATCATGTACATTATTCAAGAGAGCAACCAACTCTTGGGTAGTATACGGAGATCTTAAGGCATAAGGAGATATTATAAATGAGCAAAAGATCTGGTAGAAAATCACAAGCGACAAACGATTTCTTAGAGCCGCAAAAACCAATAATTAATTCTGTTTCAGATGTAGGAACGGGAAGAGCATATAATAATGGATCCGCTATTATTTCTTTTGAATTGCCAGCAGGATCACCAGAAGCATCTTCTTTTACAGTAACTTCAAGTCCTACAGGATTGACAGTTAGTGGGTCGTCTTCTCCATTAACAATGACTGGACTAGCATCAAATACAAGTTATACATTTACAGTTTATGGAACTAATTCATACGGAAACTCTGTATCTTCAGACCCATCTTCATCTATATTGGTAACTACAGTACCGCAGGCACCAGTTTCTCCGTCAGTATCTTCTTCTGTAGCAAACAGAGATGATGTTACATGGACTGCCCCAGAAACTGGCGGTAAAGCAATTTCATCATATACCGTTGTATCAAGTGATGGGCCATCATATGAAAATATTACAGTCACATCACGTAATATTGACGAAACTGGTGGGCAGACACAAAGTTATACCGTTTATGCAATTAATGCTAATGGAACATCTACTGGTGCTTCCACGAACTCAGTAACTACTTTCTTTTCTCCACCGTCATTCTTTGCACCTCCAGGATTCTTTAGTCCTCCAGGATTCTTTAGTCCTCCAGGATTCTTTGCACCTCCAGGATTCTTTGCACCTCCAGGATTCTTTGCACCTCCAGGATTCTTTGCACCTCCAGGATTCTTTGCACCTCCAGGATTCTTTGCACCTCCAGGATTCTTTAGTCCTCCAGGATTCTTTAGTCCTCCAGGATTCTTTGCACCTCCAGGATTCTTTGCACCTCCAAGATTCTTTGGCCCACCATACTTTAGCAAATGCTTACATGATGACACGCCAGTAACAGTTGTTGGTGAAAATGATTCTATTGAGTATAAATCAGCAAAAGATGTTCAAGAAGGTGACTGGATATGGGCAGTAGATATTCAAGAACTGCCAGCAGATGAAGCTGCTTATTCATCATTATTTTGGTCAAGTCCAACAGCAACATTTGGAGAGCTGGTAAAAACAGAAGTTATTAATAAATATACTTCTCTAGCAGAAGAAACAATTATTATTAATAATGATCCTTCTTCTAGGTTTACAGCAGAGCATCCAATGTTTATTACTAGAAACGGACAAAATAGTTTTATTTTGGCTGGATCAATTCAGGTTGGAGACATATTATCTAAACATGATTCGAACGGTAATATTATTTCAGAAGAAATTATATCTTTAGAGGTAATTACCGAAGAATGTACTGTTCATACCTTCAACGCAGAACCATATGATTTAATTTATGCCAATGGCATATTAACGCATAATAAATAACCTAGACATTTTTAGATTATTTTGCTATAATAAATAAACTAGTAGAAAGAATTTATTTTGCAAAAAATAGAAGTAGGATATGGTATTTGGCTGTATGAAAACGTATTTCCAGATTCTCTTAATTTAATTGAAAGAGTAGAGAGTACAATAAAACAAAGCAACGGAATATATTCCTGGAAAGAAGCAATGGTAGGATGGAAGAAAAAAATTCCAGAATATAGAAATTGTTTAGATTTTAAAATTGCAAAATCCAATAATTTTTCTATTATAAAAAATAAAAGTAGTCTAGAATTACAATCTATTTGGCAGGACTCTTATAATGCTCAAAAGGAATGTTTAGAAGACTATTCAAGTATGTATAATATTAAATTAAATTATTGGGAATCATTTAATTTTGTTAAATATACAGAGGGTCATCATTTTGAAGAGCACTCAGATCACGGCGACGCATATGTTTGTACAGTTTCTGGAGTAGGTTATTTAAATGATAATTATGATGGTGGCGAATTATATTTTCCAAAATTAAACATATACATTAAACCAAAAGCTGGGCAATTATACTTATTCCCATCTTCTTTTATATATTCTCATAAATCGCTACCAATAAAATCTGGTACAAAATATTCGATAGTAACAATGTTTGATTATAACGATAAGCATCATAAAGGAGTATAAATGTTAGAAAATGCAGAATACTTAGCACCAGGAATTATGGTCTATAGAAATGTTTTTACAGAGTCAATGAATTTAGTTGCAAGATTAGAAAATGAATTATCAAAAGAAAACAACCCATATAAATGGAAAACTGCAAAAACAGGATATAATCTAGAAGATAAAAGATATAGAGATTGTGCCGATTTTAAAATAAAAAGTAATCCTAATGGATATTTGATGCTAGGCGGAGAAAGCGTCCCCCCAGAAAATAAAAAAGAAACTGAATATGCTTTAGAAAAAATTTGGGAAGATTCATACGTAGCACAGATAGATCCAGTTAAAGACTATAGCAAAATGTTTGGGCTTGCTCCTTTAAATTATTGGGAATCCTTTAATTTTGTTAAATACGGAGAAGATCAACATTTCCAAGTTCATTCTGATCACGGATATTCTTATATCTGTGTGCTCTCATCAGTCGGATATATAAATGACGATTATGAAGGCGGAGAGTTATTTTTTGATAAATTTAATTTAAAAATTAAACCAAAGGCTGGCGATCTATACCTATTTCCTTCATCTTATATATATTCTCACGCAGCTATGCCAGTCACAAAAGGTGTTAAGTATTCTATAGTAACTATGTTAGACTATCTAGAAGCACCACATACTCCAGAATATAGAGAAATAGAAAAAAAATATACAGAAAATTATGCATAGTGTATAAAGTTACAGCCTATAAAAATAATAACTCTGCAAATATTTCTCAAATAAATATTAAAAGAGACTGGATGGACAATACAGTAGATGGTCATGCATATAAGTGTTTTCCAGTAACATTAGCAAATGGCTTAGGGTGGGGCCTTTCATTTCCAAAAGATATTTCTTTTGTATGGGACGGAATATCAGACACATCTGGAAATCATGTTAAAATATTAGAAGGCGAAGAATACTGCTATACAGAAAGAGCTAATGCAACAATAAGTTTTAAAACTGGAATAGTATTTGAAACAGATAAAGATGTTAGTTTGTTACAAATGCCAGTTCCAAATATGTTTATAGATGGGGCACAAGCATTTACTACAATTATAAGTACATCATTTTTTAAAGGAGAGTTTCCCTGTGCATTAAGAATTACTAAACCTTTTACAAAAATTACTATAAAAGCTAATCAACCATTTATATCAATTGTTCCAATATCTTTATCATATTTACAAAACTCTATAATTGAAATTGACAATTATAAAAATATAAAAAATAATGTAGTTTTAAAAGAAGAAGAGCACGTTAAAATTGTTAAAGAAAAAACAGATAGCGGTAAGTGGACTAATTTTTACAGAGATGCAGTAAACTATAAAGGTCAAAAAATAGGAGAGCATGAAGTAAAAGCAATAAGACTTTATGTTAATAATAAAAATGAATAAAATTATTTTTCATTCTTCAAGGCCATATAACAAAGACTCAAAAGACTTTTTGCCAGTACCAGCAAAATTAAGCATTCCCAATTGGTTTTCCCAAGCAAGTAAATATTGGAAAAACGATGATGGATCTTATGTAACTGATAATTTTGGAGAAAGAGGACTTGGATTTAAGTCTTGCCCAGCGTTACTAGATTCATTTTCTTTAGGGTATCTTTTAAAAACTCCATGTGATTTAGCTTTTTACGAATATAAAGGTGAGATATACGTAGAAACGCCAAAAGGATATGAAGAGTTTTGTGCAAGAAGAGAAAAAATGCCAGAGTTTGTGGTACCAAGTGGATATAGAGAAACTCATTTTCATTGGTGGCCAAATTGGGCTATGGAGACCCCCAAAGGATATAGCTTATTAGTTTTAAATCCCCTTAATAGATTTGATTTACCATTTTTAACAACTAATGGTATTATAGATAGTGATATGTATACTATATCTGGCCTTATTCCATTTTTTTTAAAAAATGATTTTGTCGGGTTAATTCCAAAAGGAACTCCGTATGCACAAGTAATTCCATTTAAAAGAGAGGATTGGTCGATGGATCCAGTCCTTCATGAAAAAAAAGAAATGGTAAAAAAACACGTTAAGACTGCTAAAAATTTTAGAGTAAAAGGCGGAGGAATTTATAAAAAAAATATTTGGGTACCAAAGGAATATAAATAGGAGGCACATATGTTTGAAAACGCTAAAGGAAAAGACATAATTCAAAATGTTGATTCTATAAACGATAATAAGTATATTAGAACAGCAAGGCAATCAATAACACCTTCTGGCTATTTCGGATCATCTTCAGATATGATACAAGAAATAGAAAACTTTTTAACAAATGAAGAACAAGAATTTTTATTAAATTTTGCTAAAAATAATAAAATTTGGGATGTTACAGAATCCCATTATAATGAAAATGGAACAATAATTTATGATCATAGGGTATGGGAAAATAGAGTAGCCACACTTAATACTTTAATGAAAGCAAATCAAGATGTTGTTCTAATGCTAAGAAATATTATAGATAGATTAAAACCTGTTATTGAATCATTTTATAATGTAGAGGCCATGTCTACCCACCCAGCTATTGTACGTTGGCCAAAAGGAACATATCAATTCCCCCATGCAGATAAAGAGTTACACGAGGGCCCAGACGCAGGAAAAGAAAATGACTTCCCATGGTACGATTTAGGAACAATATTTTATTTAAATGATGACTATGAAGGCGGGGAGTTACATTTTCCAAAACAAAATATATCATTTAAACCAAAAGCTAGAGCAGCATATTTTTTCCCTGGAGATATGAATTATATTCACGGGGTTAATGTTGTTAAAGAAGGATGTAGATACACATCTCCTTGGTTTTGGACCATAACTAAATTAAAGGATGACAATAATGTATGATATAAAACAACATAAAGACGATGTTTTTACAATAGATAACTTTTTAAATGAAGACGAATGCAAAAGAATTATAGATTATTTAGAAATGTCTGTGCAGAATGATTACATAAAATGGAATCAAATTTCTTTTTATGAATCGTATGCTATGGGTTTTTGGGAATATGATAATAATTTAATTCCGTTTGGTTTTGACCCAAAATATTTTCACAGCCTTAAAGAAAAAATAAAAAATGCTGGAGAAATTTGTTTTAACAATAAGCTGTCTGAAATTAGTTATCATGCACAAAAATGGACAGAAGGAGCATTTGCAGGATTTCATTCCGATAACTCTGATGAACACGGTAACCCTACAGCATTTCAAAGAAGTAAATATGCAATATTTTTATATTTAAATGATAATTTTGATGGTGGAAATTTAAATTTTGAACATTATCCAATTAATATAAAACCAAAAACTGGAATGATTTCAATATTTAAAGGTGGATATAAGAATGAGCACGAAGTAACTACAGTTAAAAATGGAGAGAGATATACTATTGGATCATTTTGGGACGATGCAGATGCAGTCTACACAGATGAAGAAAAAGCTAAATGGGAAGTGGAACTAAAGGGAATAAGATCAGAACAAGATTTAATGTATAAAAAATGGGAACAAGATAGACAAAATGGAATAATTCCAACATATAAGAGTAAATACGAAAAGGAGAAAAATGCATGAGTAACCAGTATCAAAGAATAGTAATTTATCCAAAAATAGAGGTATATAGAAATTTATTGCCAAATGTAGAAGATTTATATCAAACTATGAAAGAATCTGAAAAAACATCTGATGGCAAATACTATTTAAGAAAATGGGATAAGTGGTCAGTTTTTGGAACCTATACTCAACAAAAACACGAAGATTCAGAAGCTAGAGAGTATGGCGAAATGTATGATAAAGAAAAACTTTTATCTGATAGTGTTTATGAAGCATATAACATTGCAATAAATGAATATATAAAAAACAATAATGTTGTTATGCCAGAGGGAGCGCAATTAATGTCTTCCTCATTTTCAAAATATAAAAAAGATTTAGATGTTTTAGAAAATAATCTAGCAATGCAGTATCACACAGATTTTAAAATATTTGAAGCTGAATGGCCAGGTTCAAAGTTTTTTTTAACATGCACAACATACATTAATGACGACTATGATGGTGGAGATATTGAATTTTTTATAGATGGACAATTTGTTTCACACAAGCCAAAAGCGGGAGACATTTTAGTCTTCCCTTCAGTGCCACCATATTTTCATGGAGTAAAAACAATTAAAAAAGGAGAAAAGTTTTTTGTAAGAAACTTTATTACCTATATTTCAGACGGGTCACAATCTTGGTTAAATAGTCAAAAAATTTATGGACCTAGAGAATGGCTTAAAATAGAAGAAGAAAGAATTAAAAGAGAAATGCCAGAAGCAATGCTTTATTTTGAAGATGGAAAACAAATAAAGTATTCAGAAAAAATGAAAAATAATGAAAACAACAATACTATGTGATAATGTTGTATATTATGAAAATTTAATTGATGATTTAAATCATTTTATTAATTTAATTAATGATGTAGAACAAGAAAATGCAAATATTTTTTCTAATTGGAAGCCATGGTATGCTAGTAATGCAAATGTGCTATATGGAGAATTTAGAGAGGCTTCATTTACAAATATATTAAATAATTGTAATGAAGAATCAAGTTCTTTTATTATTGCAAAAACTCTTAAAAACTTAATAGATTTTTGTGTAGAGGATTATTGTAAAAAAACTAATCAAGATTCTGGGTACATGCCAGACCATTTTACAATAAGAAAATATAATACAAGTGCATACATGGGTCCTCACGTAGATACGGAAGATATTTATAACATTAAGCAACCATCAATTTCAATGGTATTCTATTTAAACGATGATTATGAGGGTGGAGAAATAGAGTTTCCAAATCAAGGAATTAAGATTAAGCCATCTGCTGGAAGCTTAGTAATTTTTCCATCTTATCAGCCATATATGCATGATCCAAAACCAACAAAATCTGGTTTAAAATATATGATACCTCTTTTTTGGTTTAAAGAGAAATTTTGGTAATTTACAATTTTTTAAAATTTAGGGTATAATTAAAAGATGTCTAATAAATTAATGGTTATGAAAGATAACCCAATAGGATTCTGGACACTTGATAGTGCTCAAAATGGCACGCTAAAAGATTTTTCTGGATGCAATAATGATGCATCATATAGTGGAATTTTTGATACATCAACCAAAATGATACCATTATCATTAGGCGGACAAAACTGTTTAGAGGTTAATTCAGACAATAATATAAATTTTCCAATAATAAACGGGTACTACCAGAATAATTTCCCAGGAGGATTCGGCACAGTTTATTACGGAGATAATGATTTTACATTAGAATGCTGGATATATCCTAAAATATATACGGATAAAATAACAAAAATACTTGGAGATGCTTCTAAAAATATTGGAATATTCTATAAAGATAAAAATATAATTTTTAAATTAGACCAAGAGTCTTTAGAGTATAATCTTCCATATGTAAATAAATCAATTCACATTGTATGTGTTTATTTAGTCAAAGAGGCTCATATCTATATAGACGGCATATTATGTATTAGTAAAAATATAGAAGGCAATCCATTTACAAATACTCAAGTATTAATATCATCTGGCCCTACATCTGACACACAAGATACTTTTTTGATAGATGATGTAGCAATATATAGATATGGGCTACCAAGTACAAAAATTTTAGATCATTATTTAAATGATAGTTACACCAGTCCAGCACAAATATCACAATCTGACAACGGAGAAATTTTTGAGTTCTATGATACAGACATTAGTAAAGTTTTTTCATATTCATATCCATTTAATAGATCATGGCAAGAATTAATAACAGAAGATCTTTATTATGATCAAACAAATCAATATATACAAATAAAAAGTAGTGAAATCCCAGAAGAAAAAAGTATTGTTTTAGAAGACACTATATTTTTGCCAGCTGCAATAACAATGAATTCTTCAAAAATAGATTGGTTTGGAGACAGTGGAGTTACTGTAGAAACTAGCACAGACGGAATAAATTATTTTTTATGTTCAAATGGAGAATCTATACCACAATATAATTCTTTAGAATTTAATGATAGTAGACTTTTAAATATAAGAATAACAATCTCTTCTGAAGATATATCTAAATATTTACCAAAATTATATAATTTAAATATTAGCTTTTATAATAATCAAATTATGTATTCAAAAAATGGATCAGGGTATTTATCCAAAATTGAAAATTTAGAATACTATTTGGGATCAAAAAAATATTCAGTTGTATCTAGAGATTTAAGAAATGGGATATTATCGCCAAGCGAATCTGGATTTAAAATTAATTTAACTAATAAAATAAAAAGCATTGAGTTTTTTTATACCCCATTTTTCCTGCTTCCAGTAACCGATGCAGAAATTGTAAACATTCCTTTATCTCAAAACAATGTTATTAATGCTGAAATTAATCCAAATACAGAAACTATAGACGTAAACCCAGCAGAAGTGGTAGACCTACTTCCTAAATTTAGCGGATTAATTTTACAAGATTCAACAGAAACTGGGTATTATTGGGATAGTCTAGGAAATGTCAATAAAGATAATATTGACTCTATATACGTAAATGGTGTGGATGCGACCCCAGAAACTAATATTTCTAATATATTTAAATATAATAATTTATATCATGTAGTCATTAACTTAACGGAGCCAGTAGAAGGGGAATTAACTATAAATCATAAATCTAATGGATCGGTAAAGGCTCTATATCAATATATGTCATTTTACCAAAATTCATTAGATTATAATAAGATTATTAATCATTATGATTTATATACCTCTAGGCAGTCCTATCAAACCAGCGGATCTTCCATAACCTTGTCCGAAAATTCAGTAAACCTATATAATAATGACTGGCTTGTGATACAAAACTCATAATTCTGTCAATTGTCTTGACAAAATATGGACTTTAACTACAAGTAATGGTAGAATTAATACCTAATGGATATTAAAAATGTTAATCAAAAAGTAATAGAAGAAACAACTCTAGGAATATACGTGTGGGAAATGCCAGACGGAAGATGGATTGGCGATGACGATGGAAATTTTTTATCAATAACATCTAAAAAAGGTAATCGGTCAAAGATAGACTTGCTAGCCAGAGAAGTAAGATCATTTGGAATATATGAAGGTCAGCCTAAATTTTTATCAGGTAGACGTAAAATTGATGATGAAGAATTTGAACACCAAAAACAAAGATTAGATTGGGGTCTAACACCAGATCCGCTAGATATCGGCGTATACAAAGATTCAATTAAAAATGGAGGAAAGCCTTAATGGAATTTATTAATGATGATACAGAGTTTGTTCAAAATATAGATATATCAAATTCTGCTGATTGGGTAAGATTTAATAGCAAAGAGGTTGTAGTAGATAATGACCCATTTAATATCGGAGAATCAGAATTAAAAAAAGTTAATGGCCTTAGCACTAATTTTAGACGAAAAATGTCTAGAGAGTTTTCAAAAAGATTTATTGGTCAAGACGGAACTGGAACGCAACAAAATTTATTGCAACAGGCAGTTACTGGATATGCAATGTTCGATTTGGTTCAACCAGTCTATAACCTAGAATACCTTTCAAAAATTTATGAAATATCACCGTACAACTACGCAGCAATTAATGCAAAGGTTGCAAATATTGTAGGACTTGGGTATACATTTATAGAAACAAAAAAAGCAAATGATGCTTTAGACAATATTTCAGACGACAAACAATTAGATAGAGCACGTAGAAAATTAAACAAGCTTCGCCAAGATTTAGATAATTGGCTAGAAGAAACAAATGAAGAAGAAACATTTACAGAAACATTAATTAAAGCCTATACAGATTTAGAAGCTACGGGTAATGGATTTATTGAAATTGGTAGAACTACTTCAGGAAACATAGGATATGTCGGACATATCCCAGCTAAGACCATGCGTGTTCGTCGTTTGCGTGATGGATTTATTCAATTGTTATACGGAAAAGCCGTATACTTTAGAAATTTCGGTGATCAAGAAACTCCTAATCCAATAGCCGACGGAACAGATAGACCAAATGAAATTATTCATTTAAAGAAATATACACCAATGAACAATTACTATGGCCTTCCAGATATAGTCGCAGCACAAACATCAATGGCTGGCAATGAGTTTGCTGGTAAATATAATTTAGATTATTTTGAAAATAAAGCAGTTCCAAGATATATAATTACTGTTAAGGGCGCAAAGCTCTCACCAGAATCTGAAAGAAAACTATTGGAGTTTTTTCAAGTAGGGCTAAAGGGTAAAAACCACAGATCATTATATGTACCACTTCCACCAGACAGTCCAGACTCAAAGGTTGAATTTAAAATGGAGCCAATTGAGGCAAACTCTCAAGAGTCTTCATTTAATGTTTATAGAAAAGCAAATAGAGATGAAATACTATTAGCCCATAGAGTTCCTATAAATAAAATAGGAGTTCCAGAAGGAATTAGTTTAGCGTCTGCTCGTGATGCAGATAAAATGTTTAAAGAGCAAGTATGTAGACCAGCACAAGATATTTTAGAGAAAAAAATAAATAGAATTATTTCAGAAAAAACAGATGCATTAATGCTTAAATTTAATGAATTAACTTTAACAGATGAGGACACTCAGTCTAAAATTGATGAGCGATATTTAAGAATGCAAGTAATTACCCCAAATGAAGTTAGAATTAGAAAGGGCATGGTTCCTAGAGATGGCGGAGATGATGTCGTTGATTTAAAAGCACAGGGAGCGGCAGAGCAAAGAGCCCAGGCTGGTAATTCAAGACAAAGAACTCAGGAGAGATCTGCAAATTCTCCCGATATTTCTGGGGAGGCCAGAAATCCAAAAGGTGAGGGTAGAACCACAGCTTAATTATTAGGCAACTAGTTATTTGCCTTTTTATGTATACAAAGATAAAATTAAGCATATGAATATCGAAAAATCTTATTGGTCCAGTAATGGCGATGATATTAGTTTATCTATTCCTTTCACAAAAGTCAATCGTGAAAAGAGAACAGTTTCTGGTTTTGCAACACTAGACAACATTGATCAAACAGGAGATGTTGTAACCGCAGAAGCAAGCTTAAAAGCTTTTGAAGGTTTTAGAGGCAATATCAGAGAAATGCATTCATCCAATGCAGTTGGCAAAATGGTTTCATTTAGACCAGAAACTTATTATGATACAAAATCAGGTGAATTTTATAATGGAGTATATGTAGATGCATACATATCAAAAGGCGCACAAGATACCTGGGAAAAAGTTTTAGACGGAACTCTTCAAGGATTTTCAATTGGCGGAAAGATTGTAGATTCAGAAAACGAAGTAAATAAGTCTACAGGAAATCCAGTAAGATTTATTAAAGAATACTCATTGATAGAACTATCAGTTGTAGATTCACCAGCAAATGAATTATGTAATATTTTATCTATTCAAAAAATGAATGGACAATTAATTTTTAAAGGAATAGCAGCAGATACCATTACGGAAAATATTTTTTATTGTGAAGATAGTGATTCCGTATTTATGTCAACAGAAGCAACCTATACCTCACCAGTAACTGGCAAACTAGCAAGTTTAATTGGCTGGGTAGAAACTAACGATGTTAACAAAGCAAAAGAAATAGATAAAATTCTTGCTTCATTTAAGAAGTCAAGATTTACGTTGCCTGAAACACAAATAGCAAAACAGGCAAACGCAAAAGGAGGTAATGAAGTGTCAGAAAACACAGAAACAGTAGCAGTTGAAGAAACTGCTCCAGTAGAAGTTTCAATCCCTGCAGAAGCAGTAATTGAAAAAGCTGTTACAGAAGATGTAGTAGCAGATGCTTCTGCCGAAATCGTTGAAAAAGCAGCAGACGTCTCAGAAGTCGTCGTTGATGAACCTGATTTTGCAAAAATGTTAGGTGACCTAAAAGGCTTTTTCTCAGAAACTCTAAGCAAGGCTTCAGAAGCAAATGCAGCACAAGTTACAACTATTAAAGAAACAGTTGAATCTTTTAGCAAGAGCGTAGAAGCCAGAATATCAGAGTTGGCAGAACAACACTCAGAACTCAACAAAACTGTTGAGAACATCAAAAACACGATTGATGGTGTAGAAAAGCGTGTCGATGCAGTAGAATCAGAGACTGCAATTAAGAAGTCCTCAGACCTTGGCGGGTCTCAGGAAGTAAAAATCCAAAAATCAAAATGGAATGGTTCTTTCCTCGGTTCCGTAAACGAACTATTTAAATAAAGGGTAGGTAAATAAATTATGAGCAATGAATTATTAGAAAAGGCAATTGCAACTGGCACAACAGCCACAGGCACTTTCGCTTCAACAACTGGAGGAGAAGGAATTCACACAGGGTCAGAAAGTGGCAATGGTGGATTACTTAATCCAGAACAATCAGCTCGATTTCTAGACTACATGTTCGACGCAACCGTAATTGGTAAAGTCGCACGTACCGTTAGAATGAAATCTGATACAACTGAAATTGATCGCATGGGCGTAGGCGAAAAGCTTATGAAGCTTGCGACAGAAGGAGATGACGCAAACAGTGGCAACTCTGCTGTGACATTCTCAAAAATTTCTTTGACAACAAAGAAGTTACGTCTAGATTGGGAACTTTCAACTGAGTCTCTAGAAGACAACATTGAAGGTGCAGATCTAGAAGATCATATTGCACGTCTGATGGCAACACAGGCTGGTAATGATATTGAAGACTTGGTTCTTAACGGAAACACAGCTCTATCATCTGATCAACTTTACAAAGCATTTGACGGAACAGTTAAGCTTGCAAAAGCAAACGGTCACGTAGTAGATGCAGGTGGAGCCGCAATTAGTCGTGCTACATTTAATAGCGCATTAAAGGCACTTCCACGTAAGTACAAGCAACGTCGTACAGACCTTCGCTTCTTGTCAGGTTCAAACTTGATTCAAGATTATTTATACTCAGCATCATTACTTGGTGCAGATGGATCAGCTAACCCACAAGATATCGCTTCAAGCGTTATCCGTGGAGGCGTACAGCCACTAGGCGGTCCAGCAGGATACGTAGCACCTTTCGCATTTGGTATTCCAATTGTTGAAGTTCCGCTATTAAGCGAGACACAAACTGGCTCATACTCAGGAGCAACAGGATCACACGGTGACGTCCACTTGACATTCCCAAATAACGTAGTTATTGGTATCAAGCGTGATGTAACTGTATACCGATTCTTCTGGCCAAAGAAGGACTCAATCGAGTACACAATGTATACTCGTGTTGGCGTTCAAATTGAGCAAGCAGACGCTTGGGTAGTAGTAAAGAACGTTAAGATTGCTTCCTAATTAGGAATTAGTCTAAATAAAAGCCCCCAATTAATCTTGGGGGCTTTTCATTTGAATTTAGTAATGATATAATTAAATAACTAGACTAAGGAGAATATATGTCATTTGAGACATTAAAACTATCTGAGATAAAAAAAATAGCCGAAGACTTTGGCGTAGATATACAAACACTAAAAAGCAAGAACGATATTATTGCATCATTAGCTGAAGAGGGCGTGACATGGTCAATATATCAAAAGACTATTAAAGATATAGACGACAATAAAGAAGAGATTGAAGTTTTACCAAGATTTGATGCTAAAAAGAGTCAAGATAAAGATTCAGTTTTAGTTAGAATGGAAAGAGCAAATCATAGATACGATGCTATGGGATTTACATTTACAAGTACACACCCATTTGTAGCAATGTCTGAGGAACAAGCTCAAGAAATTTTTGATAGGGAGGAAGGTTTTAGATTAGCCACACCAAAGGAAGTTCAAGACTTCTATAACTAATCTAAGCCTTTAATATGGCAGAGATATACAAAGATACGGTAACACCAGTAAAAACTAAGATATTCTGGAATAATGAAATAGTTGATGCTGATGACGATTTAGTTACGGCTAGAATTTATGACATAACTAATGATATTACTATTAGTCCATCTATAAGCCCAACAACAGTAATTTCTACAAGCACTGCTGATAAAGTAGAATCTGATATTGGAACGTATCAAGTATCACTGTCTACATTTTATACATCTAGGAATAGAAAATTTAAAATTATATGGAGTTACAATATTGGCGGATTAAATGGAGAACATGCAACCTATTTAGATATTGTAACTCCATATTGTAGCTTTGCCGAAGCAATAGATGATTTAAAAATTGGAAGCGATCCATCCGATCCTAAGTATAAAAATTATCATGATCTGTCCATGGCAGAAAAATATGCTCGTAAAATAATAGAAGATTTTACTGGGCAGAATTTTTATTTATATCAAGAAGAAGAAGTAATATACGGTAATGGATCAGACATTCTTCCTATGCCTCATAAAATAAATCAAATACACAAATTATATGCAGACGACTTTTTGTTAATTGATAACTTATCTAGCCCTCAAGTAAATAACTGGGGATACACACCAGTAATATCAGAAACTGGATTTGGTATTAGACTAGATAGAACTGAACTTATTGACAATACTGTATATGTAGCAAATGGAATGATACCGCCATCAATTAATGATTTGTACACAGGACAAGCTTTTAGAAAAAACGTTAGGTATAGAGTAGTTGGAACATTTGGTTGGGAATCTGTCCCAGATGAAGTTGAGCAAGCAGCAGTTCAATTAATTGGACAATATTTTGCAAAAGATAGAATGTGGACAGATAGATACTTAAAGAGCGTTTCAACATTTGACTGGGACTTTGAATACTCAAGTAATGCATTTTCTGGAACTGGCTCTGCATATGTAGATAAATTACTTGCCCCGTATGTTATAACAAACATGGTGCTTATCTAATGATCGATATCATGGAAGCAGTGCTATCCATGAAAATGGATATATATAAACAATTGGATGTACAAAACCCAGATACTGGGGCTATAATAAAAGAATGGAATTATTATAAAACATTAGATTGTCATGCAAAAGGAGTAATAACAAACTCTGCAACGACAAGATCTGGGGACAAACAGATATTTAGTAATAAATATAACAACGAGCAGGTAATTCAAGTACGCACCTCAGAAAGACTTACGGCTAGAGAAAAAATTACTAATATTAGAGATAGCAATGAAGAAGCAATTTGGACAGAATTAAACTATCCATCTGATACCCCAACTGTTTTTGAAATAATTGGAACGACCCCTATAACAGATCCATTTGGACAAGTTTTAGCATACAACTCAACATTAAAGAGATCGGAGAACCAGCAAATTGGAATCTAACGCAATGCTTCTCCAGGCTGCTTCTGGTCTTGAAAGATTAATGTATAATAAAAATCCAAAGGGGGCTATTAATGATAGTAATGTGGCGCAAATATCAGCAGCCTTATATTACCAAGCTAATGTAATTGCCAAACTAAGCAATAGCAAAAAGTTTAAAAATTCTTTTAAAAAAATAGTATTTACTCAAATAGAAAAAGATTTTGGAAATTATATAGATGCTCAGGCAAGAACAAAGCCTAAATCATTTCACCATGTATATGAATGGAAAAAGTCTGGAAATAAGAATGCTAGATTATTTAAGTTAACATCTATAGATTCTGAAGGAATATCGTTTAAAATTGATTTTGAATTCCTTATGTCTAAGTCATTAGTCCCAGCATCAAATAGTAAACGTAGACATGTATTTGCAGCAAAAGCTTCTATTATGGAAGCTGGCATGCCCCTTAAAATTGCTCCACGCCATTCTGAGAGGCTAGTATTTGAAGTTGATGGTAATACAGTGTTTATGCCTAAAGGTGCCTCAGTGACCGTTAAAAGGCCAGGAGGAACTAGTGTAATGAATCAATTTAAATTACAATATTCAAGATT